TGTGATGAACTAAAAGCATTGTTCAAGACATCACTTGCCATGGTCTCTTTCGTGTGCGCCATGCTGCGCGCTAGGGCTTTGACGTATCGTTTGCCAAGCGAATCGTATAGATTATCTTCTACTGCCTCCTGTGTTAATGCGAAAGCGAGACTGACGGTCGAATGTGTATATCTTGAGGTAAATGACTCATTTGCATTATCAAAAGCCACCCCTCCACCTTCCGTTTTTGTTGGTGCGCCACCAAAACCAGTAATCAACACCTCTTCTTCAAAGGCACGTTGAGAATCTTCCATAGGGAAAATGTCCGCGTACTCTTGATCGTATGAATCATACGACATGCCGAAGAGAGAGTTCAGGCCCGGTTCTAGCTCTTTTGCTAATTGCGCTCTTGAAATCGCCATATTATTAACCTCCTAAGCTAAACCAGCGCCTTTAACGCCGAATATATGATTTTGAATAACGACATACACATTAGTCGCGTCAGATGCTACATCGTCATTGTCAGGATCTTCAGTAATGTCGATTGCCTTTACAGACAATGTCGTTCCTGTTCCACCATCAGAGACGTTTAGCTCTGCACCAGAAATACCAGTCTTGGTACTTCCTGCTGATGTGTACACTATGTCAAAATTACCGAACAGATCGGCAACCGGAAATGCAGCATTACATTGCACTTCAAATACAACACTCGGATCATCTATAACAAAAGCGATGATATCTGAAGTGTCTGTACTTGCAGGATAGTAATTGCTGTAAATCTGTTCACCAGTCGTAGGATCGGTATATTGACACCCATTGAAAACGCCGACGATTGGCACAGTGCCTCCGTCCGCGTGAACCTCTACGGTCCCACCAGTGACTTGAGCTACCATATCGCCTTGAAAAATTGCAGTGCCATAATTGGCTGCTATACGGTATCGACCCACGCCCCCGGAGTATGGAGATCCGCCAATCATTTTGACTGGCTTCATTCCAAAAGCGGCATCTTTATTAGCCATAAGAATATACTCCTATTAAGATTTACCGAAGGTTACTTTAGTATCCCTCTGAGGGTCATATTTCACGTATCTGCCATCAGCCCTAGCATCGCTAAACACTGTATTATCTAAAGCATCAATAGCCTGTCGGCTCTGTTGCTGATAATAGGCTCTACGTTCTTCAATCGTCTCATTAGGAATTATTGCCAAAAGCAATCCTTCATTGGTTATTACGCCAGTATTTCTGCCTTCTTCAACACTTGGCATGTGTTGCCACTCTGGCGGAAGATCTTCTGCTTTTACCAATGACCATCCTTCTCGAATGCGCCTTGATACATTAGATCTGTCTTCTGTGCCAAGCATTTCCGCCCTAATCCACCTATAGGTATAACCCGGAGGCGGAGGAGGCGTTTCCAGTTTTCTTACTGGCCTCCATGGTTTTCTACGAGCGTGTTTATCGTGTATCTCGGATTCACGTGAGTTTCGATTCGTAGCTTTCTTTTCTTCTGTTGTCATACTGCCTCCCTCTGAGCAATTTTTTGCTTTTCTTGGGCTACCCTTTTTAACCAGTCTTGTTCAGACATGTTATGAGGTTTTAACCCGCGAAGGCGCTCGACTTCAGTTTTCGTAAAAGTTACGCCGTTCTTTTTACCGCGTGTTTGTGGACGACTTCCTACGGAAGCGGAAGCGACTCTTTGCACGGAGGGTCTATCTTCCTTTTGACCGTCACCCTCATCCGCAGATTGCAGATGTGGATAAACTTTATAAATTCTATTGTTTAACTCACCATAATACTCGTTTGAATCTGGCTCGTAACCTTCATTAATCAGCATGTTGTGCTGAAAGAAAGCAAACTGAGTTGCTTCAAGATTGCTAGGATCTTCCTGATCCCCGTACCACTTGTTCTGTTCGTACCATCCTAAAGCCTCTTTGGTTGGCTCTGCTGGTCTATCAAGCTCTGATTGTTGTTGAGCAGAAGCTGGTTGTTGTGAGTAAGGCTGTGCTTGACCAGAAACTGGCTGTTGCTGGACAGACTCTTGTCTATTTTTTGCCAACCTAATTTTTTCTTTTTGTATGCTCAAATCTGACTTTAACGTGTCAGCTTTAGTCATTAATTCCGCATCACCGGACTCTACGGCTTTTTTGTAAAGATCGTTTGCTTGCGTTTCTTTTGCAAGCAGAGCTTCCTCTTCTTTTTGTAAGACAGTTGCCTGCTGTTCTACTTGTGATTGAGAAAGCGCATGTAATTGGGTTTGTTGCTCCCTAACCATTTGTTCAAGCGCATTGGCTCTTTCTTCGGCTTGACGGAGCTGTTGATTCTTCTTGTTTATACGCTTGCTAACGCCTTTCGTGTATCGATCAAGCTCAACCTGATCGTCTGGCGTTGCCGATTGCTCTTCTATACTTACTGAAATTTCTTCAGCATCTTGTTGTATTTTTTCGTCTTTTTCTATCATGGCTATACACTCATTATATCATCGGGATTTAGGATTGTTGCGATAATTTCATCATCATTGATAATCCGCACTTCAGCGCCATCGTCTAGTTTGAATCTAGCACCCGCGTATCGGCCAATCATTACCCATTGTTTCTCAGTACACCAAGGAGTGTCACCATACTTGTCCGTGTCGTTATAACACTGTGGTCCCATTTTTACCACATACGCTACAACTGTAGCTAAGTTCTCTCTTTCAATGGTTTCGTTAGTTAACAAGATGCCGCCTTTGGTTTTTTGCTTACCAGAGTATGGTAAAACCAAGATACGCCAACCAGTTGGTTGTGGCATTCTGTCTAAAACGGATTTGTCAAGAAGGGAGGGATCGAGGACTTTGTCCTCAAGTTCTACATAAGCCTCTGTAATAGCTTTCTTTGCTGCTTCAGCCATCTATTTACAATTCCTTGTTATACTCTTTCATCTCCGATTCGATGTAGTATAACCCAGAAAGCTCACCTTGCAAAAATTTATAGTGTTCTATACTTTCAAGCGATCCCGACATAAGCGTTTCGCTAATTTGAGACTCTCTGTCTTTAATTAGCCTTTTGATTTTTTCATATAAAGTTATATCGTCCATTAAGCCTTAACTTTAAATTTCAATCCTTTAGTAGCCGCACCAGCGCCCCTAGCATTAACAATTTTCTGTACGCCAGCGTTTTTAGTTTCGCCGTCTACGACCTTAGTAATAGTTTTTTTGTTGCGCTTGTATTTCGTATAACCCTTCATAATTGCTCCTAGCTCTTTTTAGGCCGTCCTCTCTTCTTAGAAGTCGCCTTTTTAGTAGTGGTTTTTTTCGACGTTGCTTTTGGTTTTGGCTTTGGTTTTGGTTCATCCTCAACCTGTTGATCAGCATTGCCTGAAGCGATTTGATCTTGTTTTTTAGCAATTCTAGCTAAATTATCTGCATGCGCCTTTGCGTCAGTAGCTCGTTGCTCAGATAAAGATTGAGCTTCTGCCTCACGATCTAGCTTTTTCTTAGCGCGTAATTCTTTGATCGCTTCAATTTTATAACTTGTTGTCATATATATTCTCCCTGACTTTAGCTTCTCATCTTTTGTTCTAATTCAAGTAGCTTTAAGTCTGCTTGTTGCTGTAATCTCTGCAACGCAACATTTAGTTTATCATCAGCTACCTCTTTTTGTACATCAATACGTTGTTTCTGTATTTCTGTTTCTAACAATTTTTCTTGAGATCTTTGGCTTTGTTTGTCTTCAAACTGTCTTTGTTCTTGATCTAACTGTTTGTCTTTTAGCTCGACCTCTGCTTGTCTGATAGCAACTAAAGGATCGTCTCCGCCCTGACCTATTGACTGCAAGAACTCTTCGCTAAGCTGGGCCATAATTGGAGCTGCAAATTGGTCTAACAACATTTGTATTTGTTGCGCAGCTTGTTGTTGCTGATCAACTGGCATTTGGCCTAATTGTTGCTGAATCTGCTCAATTCTTTGCATGGTTTCTGGGGGCATTTGTTCTCTAGCAAGTTCTGCTGAAAGGAATTGTAAGTGTTGCATAATATGGCTAATGATTGTTGCCTGTATCTGTGCGTTTTCTTTTACAACTTGAG